TTACAACTAGACCTTATAAACCTCGTGGATTTCAATATCCAGATCCTATTGAACATGAGCAACACATTGCTTTTTTACGTGCTCGATCACAAGCGGCTTATAGATTAGAAGATTGGGAACTTACCCTTTCAGAATTTATGAGAATATGGGGAAGAAAAAAATGGCTTAAGAGAGGTCGCAAAAGTGATGATCTAGCTATGACAAGAATTGATTGGAATAAACCTTGGTCAAAAGACAATGTTAAAATTATGACTCGAATTGAACAAGTCCAATTATCAAATAGGAGATATTATGAGCGACGAGAACAACAACGAAAATCCCTTTCAGGACTTTGATCCTTATGATTGTTTGATGGAACTTGCTCGTCAAAACAAAGCATTAGCACAAGAAATGCAACTTATAAAAACTAATCAACAACAGTTAGCTTATGCGTTTAATGAAAATAACAATAGACTAAATGCTCAAGGTCGATTGATTGCCTTAATACAACAAAGAATTTTTAAACATACCCTTGGAGATCAGGATGAAGAAAAAAACAGCCGCCCTACTAGATAAACCCGGACAGGAATATCTTTATAAAATTAGTCTTAAATTACAAGAAGGACATCATGCCAGTTTTATCTATTCAGATCGAGAAATGGCCCGTCGCCACTACGAACAAATCGACGCACAACAAGTGGTGGGAGGCCGAGTGGTTAAGAATATTGGTTGGGAAGAGATACCCATTGAGGATTCAGATGCATCCTAATGGTTGGCATTTTTGTGCAGACATACATAGAGAACAAGCCAACGTTAACATGGATATATTTATTAACAATTTAGATGCACAATGGGATATGAATTTAGGTGGATTTTGGATCCGTCCTAAAAGTAAACTTTATGTTTGGCTTACACTTAAAGGAGTAGAAATGGGTCCAGTTTGGGTTAAAACACATTCAGGTCCAGATTGGCGTGATCATGATTAATATCTATGAAGAACGATTAGTAACTATAACAATTGATAACCATTGGGTTCCTACTTGTGAACGTATTCATTGGGTTATTAATCGTTGGGGAAAAGAAAACTTTGAATTAATCCTTCCAACACCCTGGGAAGGCAATACAATGATTTTTAAATTCTGGGTTCGTCTCCATCCAGTTGATGCTACTAGAGCCATTGACGAAATATGGCAAGCCGCACAGGGTATTCTGGACATACATAATTTGACACCTATTTTAGAACAGGGTATAATAGTACAATCACAAACAACTTAATGATTAACATGGAATTTCTAACTCGAGAACAGGTTAATTTACTTTCAATCAAAGATTGTAAACAACAGCTTAAAGATATATCTAAAGAATATGATCTTGATAAACCCCTACACTTAATTTGGCAACAAGTTTGGGATAATTTAGATGACATTGTTAACACAATACTTTATCTAGAAGATCGTATCAAACATCTAGAATTAAGTGAAAATCTAACCAAAATTAATTTAGCACGGTGGGCAGATAAGAAATCAAACTAGCATTAAGACTAGGTTTGAGGCCTCTTTGATAGGGGCCTTTTTTTATGGCTGTTAAATAACCATATGGAAGATAACACGCCAAATAACCCCACCTCTAAAAAGAAGACTGGTCCTAAGCCCAAGGACCTAGTCACAGTAGAAGTCACTGGCTATGAGGTAGGCCGTGGCAAGACCAAACGTGTAGTTTTTGATGAAGATGTATACAAACTATCCGCAATAGGTTGTAATGACCGCGAAATAGCCCGCTGGTTTGACATGGATGAAAACACGCTTAGATACAACTTTAGCGACATAATGGAAAAAGGTCGTGAGGACTTAAAGCAGAGTCTACGCCGTGCTCAAATTAAACTGGCTTTAAGTGGTAATGCTACCATGCTGATATGGCTAGGTAAGAACATACTGGGCCAAAGTGAAAATCCAGTGGATAGTGAAGCCAATACGCCGCTTCCTTGGTCAGACGACGAATAATGCCCTTATCAATACCACAACAAAATATAGTTGAAGCCCCACAGCGATTTAAGGTAGTGGTTGCTGGTCGACGCTTTGGTAAGACACATCTAAGCATTCGTGAACTGTGTTATCATGCACGACTACCAGATAGAGAAGTATGGTATGTGGCCCCTACATATCGCCAGGCCAAAATGATTACCTGGAAGAAATTACGTAAAAAATTAATTGAACTTAAATGGGCTAAAAAAATTAATGAAACTGAACTGTCAATCTTGCTTAAGAATGGCAGCACCATAAGCCTAAAAGGAGCAGATAATTATGATTCACTTAGAGGTATTGGCCTCGATTATTTGGTCATTGATGAATTTGCAGATATCGACCCTGAAGCATGGTATGAAACACTTAGACCTACTTTGGCCGACAAGCAAGGGGGAGCTTTATTCATCGGAACCCCAAAAGGACTCAACTGGGCACACGATCTATATACGCAAGCGTTAGAATATCCTGAAGAATGGGTAAGTTTTCAATATACCACAATTGAGGGTGGCAATGTCACCCAAGAAGAAATAGATGCCGCTCGTAGAACCTTAGATGAACGCACATTTCGACAGGAATTTATGGCGTCATTTGAAACGTTCAGTGGACGCATTTACTACGCATTTGAACGTAAACGTAATGTGCGCGAATGGCCATTTGATGCAAAACTTCCTTACGAATTGCATGTGGGCATTGACTTCAACGTGGATCCAATTTGTGCTGTGGTATTTGCTCGTGCAGGAAACATACTACACATCATAGATGAGATTAAGATTTTTGGATCTAACACAGATGAATTAGTAGATGAAATTAAATCACGTTATGCCAAAAATGGAATTATATGTTATCCTGATCCTGCCGGTGCACAACGTAAAACATCAGCAGGTGGCCGCACAGATCATACCATACTACGCAACGCCGGATTTAGAGTAATTGCACCACATGGACACAATGCGGTTCGTGACGGAATTAATGCTGTTAACGCAAAATTATGTAGTTCTACAGGTGAAACTAGCCTATATATAGACCCTAAGTGTAAATATGTTATTGAGTGTCTTGAGAAGCAGACATATAAAGAAGGCACCTCTATACCGGATAAAGACAGTGGGTTTGATCACATGAATGATGCAGTTCGATACGCAGTTGATGCATTATTCCCCATCAGACAACCAAATACAATTCCCACACATAATATGTGGGGACATAAACTAGCAAGGACCTAAGAACATGGCGAATCAAACGCTCGTAGAAGACTATACAAGACTCGCAATGGTCAACAGGGAATATGGACGCAATAGATCGCGTTGGCAGTTCCTATTAGACAGTTATATCGGCGGTGAAGACTATCGTCGTGCAGGCTATTTGACCAAATACCAATTAGAAACAGAAGCAGATTACAACGCTCGATTACGCAATACTCCATATGATAATCACTGTTCATCAGTGATTTCTGTTTATCTAAGTTTCCTATTCCGCAATGAACCCGAGCGTAATTTTGGTGAATGGGAAGGTATGGCAGATCTTGAGCAGTTCTTAGAAAATTCAGATTTTGAAGGACGTAGTTTTAACGCATTTATGAAGGATGTGGCACAGTGGTCTTCAGTATTTGGACATACTTGGATTCTAATGACTAAGCCCAATATTGGTGCTCAAACATTGGCACAAGAATTAGAAAATGAAGTCCGACCTGTGGTATCAGTTATTACTCCATTGGTAGTTAACGATTGGTCATGGCACCGTCATCCTAATGGATCATATGAATTAGTCTATATCAAATACGTAGAAGAAGTATTAGATAAGATGACCATTGTTAAAGAATGGACAAAGGATACAATTAAAACTTGGAAACTAGACGACCAAAAGAAAGAAGCTGAAGTTATTGCTGAAGAAGTTAATGGTCTAGGCATTGTGCCTGCCATATTGGTCTACAATAAGAAGTCAATTGTTAGAGGACAAGGTGTCAGCGACCTGCAGGACATTGCAGACGTTAATCGTATGATTTACAATCTAACATCAGAACGTGAACAAGCACATCGTATGGATGGACATCCCAGTTTAGTTGTTCCTCCAACAGCACAATTAGGATCAGGAGCAGGCGCTCTTATTGTTCTACAGGATGGAAGCGATCCTGGACTTAATCCCTATTATCTAAGCCATGATGGCGCTAATGTGGATGCCATTAAGAACACACTGACAGATCTAGTGGATAGCATAGACAAAATGGCCAACACAGGCGGAGTCCGTGCAACCTCAGCAAGAACAACATCGGGCGTAGCCCTTGAAACTGAGTTCCAGTTGCTGAACGCACGCCTAAGCGAAAAGGCCGATGGTCTTGAGCTAGCAGAAGAACAGTTGTGGAGACTGTTTGGTATGTATCAAGGACGTTCATGGGATGGTTATATCAAATATCCAGATACATTCTCAGTGCGTGATGTTCAACGTGAAGCCACAGAATTATCTACAGCCAAAGCAGCCGCAACAGATCCTCAGGTTCTAGCACTTATTGATTATCGCATACGTGAGTTGTTGGATGATCCTACATTAAAAGAAGGTGGTAGTGCAGCCGCAGCCGCAGGCTATGAAGAAACTGTCAATGCTTTTCAAGTAGCACCTGAAGAAACACTGACAACACCAGAAACATTAAATCCTCAGCAGGCACCTGCTGATGCTGGAGCACAATGTCCAATTGCTACGCAAGATGTAAGTGTTAACTTGAAGAACAGACAAACAGCCATTGACAAGGCCAATTATGGTCCATTAAATCCTGGACTGCCCAACAGAACATTCTGGTTAGCCAAAGCCAACATATTCAATACCACAGTAGAAGAAGCCAAGACTGCACGTTGCGGTAACTGTGCGGCATTTAATGTATCAGATCAAGTTAAGAATTGTATTGAACAAGGATTGGCCGCAGGTGGTAGTGGCGCACAATCAGCATGGGATACTATTGCTCTAGCAGATCTAGGCTATTGCACCATGTGGGACTTCAAGTGTGCGGCAACACGTACTTGTGATGCTTGGGTCACTGGTGGACCTGACACTGGACCAGTTAAGGATTAAACAATGGACAAACTATTACAATTATTACAAACAGCCTTGGCCAACAACTTTGCTTGGTATCAAGAAATACATCAAAACCATTGGGATGTCAGTGGACCAGATTTTCCACAGTATCATGAATTCCTTAAGGAAATCTATTCGGATGCACAGACCAACATTGACAACTATGGTGAGAAGATACGTCAATTGGGTGCATATCCTATGATGGATCCTGATGAAATTAAAACAAACAAAAACTTACCAGAACCCATTGAACAAGATCCTAATGAAGTAACTGATCCAGTAGAGATCTTTACACAATTGGCCACTTGGAATGAAACAATAATCACGACACTACAAGATACCTATGATGCGGCCAATGTGGTTCGTGCATATGGAATTCAAAACTTTCTAGCAGATCGTATTGATGCACACATGCAGTTCCAATGGATGATTCACAGTATTCTTGGACAAACCCCCTAAGGAGCAACACTATGCCACTAAAAAAAGGCTATTCGCAAAAAACAATTGGTCGTAATATCAGTTACGAAATGAAGAAACATCCAAGGATGAGCCAGGCTCAGGCTGTGGCTATCGCATTATCAACCGCGCGAGCAAGCGCACCTGCCAGTAAGAAGGCACAGTTTGCCGCACCTAAAAAAGGAAAACACTAAAATGAATTTAATCAGTCTTGCAAGCGCAAATAGATTTCAACATCTAGACACAGTAACCACAGGTGTTACTACCAGCACAGCTATTTCAGGAAACACATTCTTGTTGACCAGTTGTCAAACTAGCCACTGGGTTGCTATTGGAACTGCTCCAGTTATTAATACTGCTACCAGTTTTATAGTTCCAGGAAACACAGTTGTTAAGTTTAGTTGTGCTCCTGGTGATGTTGTTGCTGTTAGAGCACACGGTACTACTGGTCACGTTGGTTTAGCATATTAATCATGCCAGTTCATAAAGTTCGTGCTAAGAATCCTGAAACAGGTAAGGTTGCCATTGGTTATCGTTGGGGTAATCATGGTCATATCTATTTTGGAATGGGTGCAATGAAGAAAGCAGCCAAGCAAGGACAAGCAGCCTATGCGGCAGGATGGAGAGGGAAATGAAGAAGAAAAGACCTGTTAAACCACCAAAGAAATATTGATGCTATAAATATCACTATGGGATGATTAAGGTTGTCCCACCAAATTACTACTCTGAAAGGGAGGCGATGCGACGATGTCAGACAATACATTGGCAAATGCAGACACTGGGTCTGAAGAAAACAACCAGGCTACTAAGACCTATACACAACAAGAAGTTGATGATATGATGGCTCGCACCAAAGGTGCAATCCAAAAGAAATATGAGAAACTTTTTAATGAACTAGGCGATCCTGATGAATTGCGTCAGATCAAGCAGACATATGAAAAACAAAAACTCGACGAACAAAAGAAGCGTGGAGAATTTGACAGTATCCTACAAGATCTAGCCAAGAAGAAGGATGAAGAAATACGTAAGAGGGATGAGATCATACGTAATTACACAGTTGATGTGCCATTGGTAACAGCAGCCGCACAATTTAGAGCAGTTAACGCTGATCAAGTTAAGGCCCTGTTGAAGCCACAGGTTAGGTTGAACGAAAGTGGTGATGTAGAAGTGCTTGATCAAAAGGGCACTGTTAGATACAACGACCAAGGTCAACCTTTCGGAGTAACAGATTTAGTCAAAGAATTCTTAGACACAAATCCACACTTTGTCTCAGCCGGAGCCAGCACAACCAATAGTCGTAGTAATGTAGGTCAAGGTCCTTCTAAATTAGACTTTACCAAGTTGGATATGAAAAATCCTGAGCACAGGAAAATGTTTAGAGATAGCCAACAAGGTAAAAAATATTAAATTAAAGGAATATTAAGATGTCTTATCCATCAAATAACAACAGTTCACAAAACAGTGAATTATTTGCCCCACTCGTAGTCCAAGCAGAATATGCGGCCTACGAAAACTCCGTTGCTCGTCAATTGGTTCGCGTTTATGACGTGCCAATGAACAGCGGTAAAGTTGTTCAAATCCCAGTATGGGCCGCTATCAGTGCTCAATTGATCACTGACGAATCTGCCGCTACTGCTAAAACAACTGATACAACTGCTCCAACAATCACATTGGCTGAGCACGTTGTTTACAACCAAGTAACAGACATGTTACGTGACAGTGCATATCAAGACGTTATGAGCCAATTGGGTGACCAATCTGGCCGCGCTATTGCTGAATCTTTAGACACTCAAGTGTTTGCTGAATTCGCTAACTTTAGCACAACATTAGGAAGCACTTCTACTGAAGTTACTGCTAACTTGATCCTTCAAGCCGCTTCTACACTACGTGGTCGCAAGTTGACTGGTCCATTCGTTGCAGTTGTTCACCCTGCTGTTGCTTACAACATCAAGAAGCAATTGACTTATGTTAGCCAAACCAACGTTCCAGCATTAAGCGACATTGGTAACAGTGTATTAGGTGACTTCTACATTGGTTCTATCGGTGGTGTTACTATCTATGAAAGCCCATTAGTTGCGGCTGACACTACAGGTGGTGCTACTGCTTATGTTAACGGTGTATTTGCTCCTCAAGCACTTGGTCACGCAATGCGTGGTGGTATTGATATGAACACATTGTATCTACCAGCCGCTCGTGCTACTGACGTTGTCCTTAAGGCTGTTGCTGGTGCCACAACTATTAACTCCGCATGGGGTATCAAGTTGATCGGCGAAGGCGTAATTAACTAATATTAGGTAAACGGAGAAAATCAGTATGGCTTTTATAATAGTAAACAAGATCGTTAAATCATTTGCAGAATATCAAGATGTTCTAAACATTGATCAACGTGTCTTTGAGGCCAATGAAGGCCTTACTGATGATGTAGTTGAAGACATCCTTGTCCGATCTACTGAACGAATCTTAAATCAAATTGCTGTCTCAGAATGGTGGAGAACATATTATCTACGCATGACTGCTGGCACTTATGATCCTTTAATTTACACAAGTGGACTATTGGCAATTCCTGCACCTGATCCTGCAAAGATATCAGATCGCAAGAATGACTTTAGAGACTTATGTGTTTGGTTTGCACTAAGCCAGTATATCTATCCCAAGATAGCTGATTTTAGTAATCAAGACAATGCAGAACGTGTAAAGATTGGCTTTATGAATGAAAAATATAGAGCCATGTTTGAAGAATTAATTGATGACGGATCGTGGTATGATTGGAGTGGTGATGGAACTATTAGTCACTTAGAAAAAATGCCACAGCGTAGTAATGTTGTAAGAGTCAGATGAGAACAGAACTTTTATCTTATTTCAAAAGCCTTAAACTTAAAAACTTTGGGGTTAGTGATGAATTACCATTTACTACCGGTAATGTTGTTTTGTATCTAAAAAATCCCAAAAGGATTTATACAGGTCTAAAACAGCAGACATCTGATTTATTGATACCAGTTCTAGGAAACCATGGGATATTTGCAGAAGCACATACCTTAAGTGTTTTCTTTACTACAGACGCCAAAAACCTACCCTCTGATTATGAGACTGTTGTAGACCTTCTTCAGGCGGGAATTAACGTTACCACTGCTGTGAAATATTTCAAGCATGAAGTTAATATTAAAACCAGCTTTGAAGGAGATTTAATGGTTACAGAGTTAGAGTTTAGATTTACCAAATTAACCTAATAAGGAAAAAGAAATGACAACAAATTACATTCAATCTGCGGCAGGTGTTAACAATCCAATTTTGACTTTAACCATTACTGGAACTACATCTACAACCGCTACAAACTTACTAATCCCTACATTGCAAGATGTAACGATTAGTAATGCCAACAACGTATTCAGCTGGACACAGTTGAATGAAAGTGCGGCTCTTCAAGTTGCAACTATTGCTAATAACAGCATTAGTTCTAACATTGTTGTAGAAACAACTACATTCTTCGGTGATAGCACAGCCAGCAATTGGTCAGCCGCTTACAAAGGTCTAATCGGCCTAAGCACTAACAAAACTAAAGTTAACTTTAGTATCAATTTAGGTACTAAGTCATTAAGTGGTGTTGGTTATGTAACTGGATTGGCTCCAAAAGTAACTGCCGATCAGCCTGTATGGTTGACTCCAATTACTATTGCGGTATCTGGTGAATACACAGTAGCCTAATAGACTACACAACGGATTACAGGGCTTTTATAGCCCTGTTTCCACCTTTACACTTAAATATATCAGAAAGGTAGATTTATGGAAATATTAGATTCAAAGACCAATGAAGAATTATTAAAAAGCATATTAGGTGAGGTGGCCAAGGCTACCAATGAACTTAAATGTGCTAGAACCGATTTAGAGAAAGCGCAGAACAGATTAAGTTTTGCCATCATGCTAACAAACGAACTGATCAACAGAAAGGAATAAGATTTATGGATATTAGCAAACTATCAAAAAAACCCGAACTTGTAAAAATGACTATCGACGATGCAGATATTGTCGAAATGTTTGGGGAACCAATTGACTTTTGGGTCTCCGATGGTATGGGCATTAGCACCTATTTTGGTTTTTACAAATTACAAGAACAACAAGACGATGCACAACTTAATGATCTATTAAGAAAGGTTGTGCTTAAAGAAGATGGCTCACCCTCAATTGGCCCAGATGAAACTCTTCCAGTTCCGATTGTATTGGCTATTCTAGTTAGGATAAGCAATTTTTTGGGAAAGTCAACCGCCAAGACATCAACCCCAAAGACTGGGAAATCGCAGAAATGATAACCATCGGAACATTGGCTAAATCATATGGACAACTTCCTCATCAGGTAAGAGAACATGCTTCTATATATGATTTGATGGTTACCAATGTTCTGGTGTCTTGGGAAAACAAACAAATTGATCAATTATCTGGAAATAATAAAGTTCCTGATATGAGTCAAGAAGAAATGATGGCTATTCTAAAAAAGGCAAAACAAGGAACATAAAATGGCATTAAAAGGTATTGATAGAATACAAAAAATTCAAAATGTTATTACAGCAAAGAATTTAATTGATGTAGCCTATCCTGTCTTTGTTAAAAATACTCCTGTTAAAACAGGTAATGCTAAGAGACACACAACAAAAACTTCAAGTGAAATTGATGCTGCCTATCCCTATGCTACTAGGCTAAATCAAGGATATAGTCATCAAAGTCCTAATGGCATGTCAAAACCTGCAGTTGATGCTATGAGAGACTATATTAAAAAAAAATTAGGATAATAAAATGGCAAAGACAGTTGATGAATATGTATTAAAGACTTCGGTTGAAGGTCAAACACAAATGGCGGATTTATCTGCCAAATTATCAAGTATAGAAGAAAGTTCTAAAAAAACTGCTACCGCAATGAATCAGGTTCAAGGCGGTGTTCGAAATACTGCCTATCAAATTCAAGATTTAGCAGTTCAAATTGCCGGAGGAACTAGTGCATTTGTTGCATTAGGTCAGCAATTGCCTCAATTACTTTCTGGTTTTGGAACTGTTGGTGTTGTTATCGGTGCTGTAGCGGCTGTTGCTATTCCTGCATTGCAAGCTGGGTTAAAAGCCGCTGGAATTGATTTACGATCATTAGATGAAACTACAAGAGCATTGGTCGAATCAACATCAAAATTAAAAGAAGCACAGCAACAAAATCTTCCATCAATTCAAGGACTAAGAACAGGATATGGAGATCTTGCCGATGATGTTAAAAGATTTAATATCTTACAACAACAAATATTTGAAAAGAAAGCATATTCAGATTTAATTGCACAAGTTGATAATTTAAAATCAAGTATTGAGACATCGACACAAACGATGGCCAAATTAAGAGAGCAAACCGGATTATTAGGTGGAGCATTGACTCCAGCGCCAGTTGAATGGTTTTATGGAATCGAAGGAGCAATTAAAAGATTTAATCTTGGAATAACAATTGAACAGGCAAATGAGTTATCTAAAAGATTAAAAAATGTTGATGCATCAAAGCCAGAAGAAGCAGTCAAAGCACTTGAAGGCATAGCAAAGTATCTAAATGATTCAATTCCTGCAGGTTCTGAATTTAGAAAAACATTTGATGAAAGCTTAAAAAGTATTTTAGAAACTAATAAAGCAATTCTTGAACAGAAAAGAAATATTAATGCTGCCGCTATAGCCGCTACTGAATATAATAGTGCAATCCTTAATTTACAAACTGAAAAAGGTCCAGGTATTGCATCTGCTCGAAGAAACTTTGAATTAATTACGGCCGCACGTTTAGAGGGAGAATTAAAGGTTGCTGAATTTCGTAAAAAAATTGATAAAGAAATTAGCGATAACGAAAGTTTAAAAATTGTTAAAGAAGCTGAATATCAAGCATTTAAAAGAAAAACAGAACAAGAAACTCTTGATAAACAAAAAGATGTTAGAAAAGCACAATATGAAACATTTTATGGAATTGAATTAACAAACGATTCAAAAAAACGTTCACTTGAACTTGAAAATAATTTATTAACCATACAAGATAATAAAAGATATTTTTTAGCATATGAAGTTCAATATGAACAAGACTTAGCAAAAAATAGAAAAGAACAAAAAGATACATTGGCCGGTATTGCTGAACAACTTAGAAAAAATACTATTACAGTTGATCAAGCATTAACACTTGAACAAGAAGCATATGATATTAGACGAAGAGCAGATGATGTTGCCGAAAAAGCAAGACAAAAGCGAAAAGGCGATGCAGCCGATGCACAACAACAAGTATTATTTGAAGGTGATGCTCGTAGAAGAGCTGTTGAATATGATATAAAAGCATTAGAAATTCGCCAACAGATGAGAAATGCTTATCCTGAAGATATTGATCATGAGGTTAATGTTGCCAAAATTAAAAATGATCAATTTGAAGCAGAGATGAAGATTAATCGTGAAATGGAAATGGGTAAAATCAGTCGTCAAGATGCTCTTGAACGCATTGCTAAAACTAACGATGAAATGACCAGATTGCTTGAATTAGAAAGAGAAAGAACTAAAGAAGCACAACGATATAGAACTGCTAGTTTTGGCGAAGGCGCCACCGATGCAGTCAGTAAAATTATTCGTGATAATCTAACTGCTTATCAGAAAGCGGGCAAAATGGTTGAAGCAGTCTATGCCAATATGGGATCGGCTATTGATAATTTTGTTGAAACAGGCAAATTCAAGTTTGGTGATTTTACTAGATCCGTTATTAATGATTTGATTAAAATACAATTAAAAGCAGATATTACATCTGTTTTAGGAGCAGGATTAAAATTCTTAGGATTTAGTTTACCAGGACGTGCGGCTGGTGGTCCGGTATCTGGAAACAGCCCCTACATTGTTGGTGAACACGGTCCTGAATTGTTTATTCCTAGAACTGCTGGTAATATAGTACCTAATGGTTCAACAATTGCCTCTAGTGCCGCAACTTCAATTACATATAATATCAATGCTGTGGATACAAACAGTTTTAAACAATTAGTCGCTAGAGATCCAAGTTTTATCTATGCTGTTACCGAACAAGGTAGAAAAAACATTCCACAGGTAAGGAGATAATCAATGCCAACGACAGCATTTCAAACAGTATTTGATAACGCTCAAACATTATCATTTAATAGAAAAAAGAAAGTAAGCCAAACACAAAGTAGAGATGGCACAATTAAATCTATCAGTCTAGGTGG